AGATCTCATGCCCATCGCCTTTTCAGCAATCAAAGCGTCCAATTCCCTACCCGGCTTCATCTCATTCATGCCAATTTCTTACCACGCCAACCCCTTAAAACAAGCATTTTCGCTTTAACTAAGCTTTAGTTTTCCTTTAAATCCCCTAAAGCTTTAAGTGCCTCAGCATTAAAGCGTGGCATCAACTCCAAACGAATCTGACGACGACGCGTCTCTAGACAAAGATGACGACCAAATCCTAGAAGAGATGCGTTCTCGGTTCGATCTCTGTCAAAAAGCCTGGTCAGAAAACCGCAACAACGCACTAGATGATTTAAATTTCATCGACGGTAAGCAATGGCACGAATCAGACGAAGCATCTCGCCGTGAAGATGGAAGACCCTGCTTAACAATCAACAAGCTCCCACAAGTCGTAAACCAAGTCACAAACGATCAGCGCCAAAACAGGCCATCAATTAAAGTTTATCCCGTCGATGACGAGGGAGACGTTGAAACCGCAAAAGTCTATTCCGGCATCATTCGTCACATTGAATACATTTCAAACGCTGAAGCCGCATACGATACGGCATTCGAGTTCGCAGCTAAAATGGGCTGGGGATTTTGGCGCGTTGTCACCGAGTACTCTGACCCTGAAAGCTTTGACCAAGATATCGTAATCAAGCGCATTCCCAATCCCTTCTCGGTTCACCTTGACCCGCATTCGGTTGAACCAGACGGATCAGACGCAAACTATGCGTTCGTCGTCGAGGATTTATCAAAAGACGAATACAAGCGCATTTATCCAAAATCTGAAATCACAGACCCAAGCTTTCAAGAGTCTGTCGGCGAGTCTTCCCCCTGGATCAATGCCGATTCTTGCCGAGTAGCTGAGTACTTCTACAAAGAAAACGAGGAAGCGACTCTTCACATGCTGACCGATGGCACAGCAATTTTAGAAGAAGACTTTAAAACCGCACAAGAAAACGGGCAAATTCCAGAAGGCATCACGATTGCCAAATCCCGCACCACTCAAATCCCTAAGATCAAATGGGTAAAAACAAACGGTGTGGAAGTTTTAGAGCAAACCGAATGGCTTGGTAAATACATTCCGATCATTCCATCCTACGGTTCTGATTCTAATATCGGAGGCAAGCGTGTTTTAAAGGGCATCGTCAGAGACGCAAAAGACTCGGCCCGAATGTATAACTATTTTGCTTCTGCTGAAACCGAAGCGATTGCCTTAGCTCCGAAAGCGCCATTTATTGCTGATCCAAAACAGATCGAAGGCTATGAGCAGATTTGGGCGACTGCGAACCGCAAGAATCACTCTTATTTGCCTTACAACATGATGGTCGGCAATCAAATGATTCCGCCGCCTTCACGCTCATCATCTGAAGTTTCCACTCAGGCAATTACTCAAGCCCGCATGCTTGCATCTGATGACATCAAAGCAACGACCGGGATTTATGATGCATCACTTGGCAACAAATCAAATGAAACCAGCGGCGTTGCGATTCAAAAAAGAAACGTCCAGGCGCAGACATCGAATTATCATTTCATTGATAACTTAACTCGCTCACTCAGACACACGGGCCGAATCATTGTTGATCTGATTCCTAAAATTTACGACACCGCTCGCGCTCAACGAATCATCGGAGACGATGGCAATCAGAAGATCGTACAGCTCAATGCCCCTTATCAGGACGAAAACGGCGAAGTTCAATTATTCAAACTCGACGATGGAACATACGACGTAACCGTTGACGTAGGTCCAAGCTTCCAGACGAAACGCCAAGAAGCCACTTCATCCATGCTTGAGCTTTCCAAGTCTGCACCTCAGATGATGCAGATTGCTCCAGATTTAATCGTTAAAAATATGGATTTTCCAGGCGCACAAGAGCTTGCGGACCGCTTCAAAAAGACTCTTCCGCCTAATCTTCTCGACGATGGAAAACCTCAGCCAGTACCGCCGCAAGTTCAGCAACAAATGCAGCATATGGGTCAAATGGTCGATGAGCTTACGAAACACCTTCACGCAGCTCAAGACAAGATTGATCGCAAAACACTTGAGCTTGAATCAAGAGAGCGCATTGAACTTAAAAAACTAGAAGTCGAACTTGAGATTGCAATGGCCCAGATGGGCGCCAAAGACTCACTTGCACTTTTAAATCACGAAATTGAATCAATCAGCACGCGCTTAAATCTTCTTCATTCCGCTCAGCCAGTCTTCACCGATTACGAAGACATGCAGCAAATGCAGCAAGCACCACAACCTTCACAAAATCAGCCTCCTAATCCAATGAATGGCGGTCAACCCGCTAGTCAAGGAATGGGAGCACAGCCTACTGGCGGGCAATCACCAGGCTTACCCATGCAAGGACCAACGCAATGACAATAGAAGATACAAGCAAGGAACCAGAAACATCCGCACCAGAAGCTAAGGAACTAAGTGACGCCATGTCGTTTAGTGAATACGAAGCTGCTCGCCGTGGTGGTGGAAAGTTCATTGCAAATAAATCCGCGTCCACTGAAGAAGTAGGACAAAAGCCCGCTGCGAACTCGGAAGCCGCAAAAAAAGAAGACGTAAATAGCGATGAATCAGACGACGAATCGGAGTTGGAAGACTCTGACGAATTAGACGATTCAGAGAAGGACAAGCCCAAGAAAAAAAGTGGTTTTAAGCGAAGAGTCGACAAGCTCAATGCCCGCGTTGCGGAAAAAGAGCGTGAACTTGAGTACTGGAAAATGCAGGCGTTAAAAGACGCTAGTGCTTCCAAGAAAGAAACAGTCGAAAAAACCCCTGAAGATAAAAGCAAACCAAACCAAGACAACTATGAGAGCCACGCTGAATTCTTAGATGCGTTTGCGGATTGGAAGCTTGATCAAAGGGAAAAGGCAGCGAAACAAGCGGAAGAGAAATCAAAAGTTGTTCGCGAGCAAGAGACGCTTAGAAAGACCTATGTTGACCGGGCAAAATCCTTTGCAGAGAAAGTAAAAGATTTCAAAGAAGTGCTTGAGAGCGTGGACGATGTTCGCGTAACTCCGGCGATCGAACAAATCATTCTTTCATCTGATAATGGTCCTGAACTGGCTTACGAACTAGCAAAGAACCGAGAAGAATACGAACGGATTTGTAATCTCTCACCTCTTGAAGCTGCTCGTGCCATCGGTCGGATCGAATCAAAGCTACTCGCATCTTCTGACGAAAAAAAAATCGAAACCAAAAAACTAACAACCGCGCCAAAACCAATCGCTCCAGTCGGTGGGTCAAAGGGTACGGCAAGTAAATCACTTGCTGATCCTGATCTGTCTTACACGGAATACGAGAGGATTCGTCGCGAACAATTAAAGCGTAAGCGCGCCTAGGCGCTCTTTACGTTTAGGAGATAATCGAAAATGGCTAACTCAATCCTCACGCCTAGCGTGATTGCAAAAGAAATGCTCATGCAGTTTAAAAACGGTATGGGTTTTTCCCGTAACGTGGACAAATCTTACTCTAAAGACTTCGCTAAAAAAGGTGCGAAAATCGGTACGAGCGAGAAGATCCGCAAACCAAACCGTTTTACTGTCACCAGCGGTACAGCGTATTCAGCTCAAGATGTGACTGAAGACTACGCGACTTTAACGATCAACTCACAACAACACGTCGACTTCGAGTTTATCTCAAGCGACTTAACTTTGAGCGTTGACGAGTTCTCTAAGCGCTATTGCGGCCCTGCTGCTTTAGCTCTCGTGAACAAAGTCGATTCTGATGGTTATTCTATGGCCGCTCAGAACGTTTTCAATGCGATTGGTACTGCCGGGACAACCCCGAGTGCATTAGTTACTTATCTCGGAGCAACACAGAAAGTTTCTGAAAGCTCTGGTCCACAAGATGACAACTATTCAATGCTCATCAACCCAGCTGCATCGACAAAAATCGTAGATGCATTAAAGGGCTTGTTTCAATCGGGCGATGCTATTGCTAGTCAGTACAAGCGCGGGATCATGGGTCAAGCGATTGGTGCTGAATGGTATCGTGCTCAGAACGTGTACAGCTCTACATCTGGTCAGCGCGGTGGTACCCCGACTTTGAACGGTGTCCCAGCAAACGGAGCGAATTCAATCGTAACCACTGGCTGGACTGCTGCCGCTGCAAACCGCTTAAAAGCGGGCGACGTATTCACCATTGCAGGCGTGAACAAATGTAACCCAATTACAAAAGCAGATACCGGACAATTACAACAATTCGTTGTGACTGCCGATTTCGCAAGTGATTCTTCAGGTAACGGTTCAGTATCGTTTTCTCCAGCAATCTACACCAGCACTTCACTCCAAAACGTCGTTGCTGCTCCAGCATCAAACGCGGCTCTTGGGTTCTCTGGTGACGCTGTAATGACTGCATCTACAGTGACCGCCCACAACATCCTCATGCATGAGCAAGCTTTCGGACTTGCTTACGCGACTCTCGAAATGCCTCAAGGTGTTGACTTCTCTGCGGTTGAAACAGACCCAGACACCGGGATCAGCATTCGTATCGTTCGTCAGTATGACATCAGCACCGATAAGTTCAAGACCCGCGCAGACGTTCTTTACGGCTGGGCTGCTCTTCGTCCTGAATGGGCTTGTAAAATCCTAGGCTAATCACAACACACATTAAAGGCGTCGAGGGTCTCAATAGATCTTCGGCGCCTTAATTTTAAGAAAGGGGAATCAAATGACGGGTAGAGATTTAATTTCAGCGTCTCTCAGACTCATCGGCGCAATCGCTCCGGGCGAAACCCCTTCGGCCACAGAAGCCACTGACGGTCTTGCTTCGCTTAATCGCATGCTTGACTCATGGTCTAACGAAGGGTTGATGATTTACACCCTGACGAAAGAAGCATCAATCCCGCTCACTCCCGCAAAAAACGCTTACACATTAGGCGCAAGCGGTGATCTAACTTCGCGTCCGATGGAAATTGAGCGGGCCACGATTCAAGACGCTGCAAGCGGAGTCGAATACCCAATTAATCCATTAACCGCGTCTGAATGGGCCGGGATTCAATTAAAAACGAATCAATCAAATTACCCCTACGCAATGTTTGATGACGGAGGATATCCCCAGCGGACTATTTACCTTTATCCGACTCCATCTGCGGCAAACAAATTAAACCTTTACACGCTCAGACCCTTAACGACGATTTCAACACTCGATACGGTACTTTCTTTCCCGCCTGGATTTGAACGTGCGCTTGTATTTAACGGAGCGATTGAACTTTCGGCTGAGTACGGCGGTGCGCCTCCATCTGACATGGTCATGATGAATGCTTCTGAGGCCAAAAACTCAATCAAGCGATCAAACTTTCGTCAGTCTCATCTTCGTTGTGATTCTGCCATCAGATCAGCTGGGAAATTTAATATCGAGACGGGGGATTATAATCGATGAGATTCCCCGGCTTCATTGGTCCAAGCTACACGCTTCAATCGGTAAACGTCGATTGTCAGCGCTGCGTGAATCTATTTCCAGAGATCAACGCGCTTGGTACTGGAAAAGAACGCGAAGTCGCAGCCCTCGTGCCAACGCCCGGACTTAGCCTGCTTAACACCCTACCAACGGGACCAATTCGTGGGCTCTGGTGCGCATCAAATGGAACTCTGTTTGCAGCTGCGGGTAATGCGTTTTACAGCATTGCATCTGACTGGTCGTACACTTCGATTGGATCGCTTAACACGAGCTCAGGACCGGTATCCATCGCGGACAACGGGCTGCACGTAGTTTTAGTGGATGGAACCTACGGGTATTCGTGGACGATTGCTACCAACACATTCAACCAAATCGTTGATGCGAATTTCTTTCCCTCTGTTCAGGTAACTTTTCAAGACGGTTATTTTCTATTTAATAGAACCGGCACCCAGCAGTTTTTCATCTCTGGACTTAATGCAATTACATTCGACGGGCTAGACATTGGAACAGCTGAGGGTAGCCCAGATAATTTAGTTGGTCTGTCGAGCAGCAATCAGCACGTCATCCTATTCGGAACCCAGAGCGTAGAGGTTTATTATGACAGCGGAGACGCGGGTTTTCCGTTTGCTAGAATTCAAGGTGCTGTTTTAAACGTAGGATGTTCAGCTGCATTTTCTATCGCAAAGGTAGTGGGCGCACTTTACTGGTTGGGCGGAGACGCAAACGGTACCGGTATCGTTTACCGCATGCAGGGAATGCAACCCCAGCGGATCAGTACATCGGCTATTGAGAGCGTGATCAGGAATTTAACATCTGCTCAGATTTCAGCTGCCACCGCTTACACCTATCAACAAGGTGGACATATCTTTTACTGCTTAAATCTTCCGGGCACAAATTCAACCTGGGTGTTTGATGCATCAACTGAGTTTTGGCATGAACGCACATTTAGCGGGTTATTCTCGCTAGAGAGACATCGCGGTGAATGCCAAGCGGTCGCATACGGCAAGAATGTCGTGGGTGATTATCAAAACGGTAACTTCTATTCACTTGATCCGTCGAATTACACCGATAACGGTACCTCGATCTCTCGAATCAGAGCAGCACCGCATTTCTCTCAAGACATGGCTTTCATCCGTCACAGTAGCTTCCAGCTCGACATGGAAACAGGAGTCGGCATCACGGGCACCGGCCAAGGCTCTGATCCAAAGATAATGCTCAGATGGTCTGATGATGGCGGTCATACCTGGTCAAATGAATATTGGAACGATGCCGGTAAAATCGGAAAATATAAAACACGTGCTAAATGGAGACGACTGGGAATGTCTCGGGACCGCGTTTATGAAGTCAAGATTACCGACCCCGTAAAAGTTGTTTTAATTGGCGCTGAGATCGACGTTGTTGGGGGAGCGACATGACGACAGTTAACGTGCCTCCTATCCCTTATATCGTGCCGATCACCGACCAAAACGGCGTATTGAATCCGGTTTGGGCAGACTGGTTTCAAAAGGTGTTTGTTAGAATCGGTGGGAATCATGGGACTTCTGGCGGTGGTGCTGGAACCGTAACTTCTGTTTCCATGAGCGCGCCTCCAATGTTTGCGGTGAGTGGAAGCCCGGTCACCACCACGGGAACGCTTGCACTTACTTATTCAGGGACCGCGTTACCACTAGCAAACGGTGGAACCGGCCAAGTCACGCAGCAAGCGGCGATTAACTCTCTAGCCGGTGCTACCACAACGGCAAATTTTTTACGCGGTAACGGCACGAACGTTATCATGGATACGATTAAGGCCGCAGACGTGCCAACGCTCAATCAAAACACCACTGGCACATCATCGGGCTTTACGGGCGCACTCTCTGGAGACGTGACCGGAGGACAGGGTGCGACCGCAGTCAATAAAATCAACGGCGTTTCTCTAGCTGGTTTATCGACCGGGATTTTAAAGAATACGACATCAACAGGCGTTCCAAGCATTGCAGTAGCCGCAGACTTCCCCACTCTTAATCAGAATACAACCGGATCGGCTGCATCTTTTACGGGATCTTTAGCGGGCGATGTTTCGGGCACCCAAGGCGCTACCGTTTTAGCTTCGGTCGGGACCGCTGGGACTTATACGAAAGTGACGACAGACGCAAAGGGACGTGTCACTAGCGGTACAACTCTATCAAGTGGCGATATTCCAAACAATGCCGCGAACACGACGGGCACCGCTGCAAACATTACGGGCACCACAAACAACACAATCACAACTTTAAGCTCGCTTGCCCTCCCTGCCTCACAAATTACGGGAAGCGTTCCCATTGCTCACGGTGGAAGCGGTCAGACGACACGAGCATCGGCTTTTGATGCCCTCTCTCCTTTCGTTGCTGCCGGTGATTTAATTTACGCAAACGCAATTCCGACGAATGCAGCTCTTCCGATCGGATCTCTCGGACAGGCACTTGTCGTTTCGGGCGGTCTTCCTTCGTGGGGTACGGTGCCTATTGCCGGAGGCGGAACAAACCAAACCTCTTACACTACTGGCGATATTCTTTATGCGTCTGGCTCTACGGCCTTAAGCAAATTAGGAATAGGATCGTCTGGCCAAGTTCTTTCGGTTTCAGGAGGTCTTCCGGCGTGGACAACGAATAGCTCGGCGGGCGTACCAACTGGATCTTTACTGCCTTTTGCTGGCTCATCTGCACCCACAGGATTTTTGCTCTGTGATGGGAGTGCTGTATCAAGAACGACATATTCCGCCTTATTTGCGGCCCTAAGCACCACTTACGGCGTCGGCGATGGATCAACTACTTTCAACCTTCCAAATACTCAGGGCGTATTTTTAAGGGGTGCTGGGTCTCAAACTATCAGCTCGATCTCGTATTCGGGAACTCGTGGAACAACTCAGGGCGATCAGATGCAGGGCCACGTTCACGGAACCACGTCGGGGGACTCATTAGCCGGATTCCATTCTGGCGGCGGTTATGGGTTTTCAAATACAGGGGGTCTATTAAACGGGCAGTCATTAACGGGGCCACAGACCGATGGGTCCAATGGAACACCTCGCACCGGAACTGAAACGCGTCCGGCGAACATTTCTGTAAATTACATCATTAAAACTTAGGAAAGGAGGAAAGATAGCTTTGGAAAACGAAATTAAACCAGCACAGCAAATCAGAGAATCAATCTTCAAACTCGAAGCGGTGATGAAAGAAATGCATGCGCATCAGATTCATATCGAGCCAAAGCATTATTTTGCGCCTGGAATATACCTTCGAGAAATTTCAATCCCTAAAGACGTGACCCTAACCGGAATGATTCACAAAACGGAGCATTACTGCATTTTAAGCAAGGGCGAGGTTTCAGTCTACACCGATCAAGGAATCAAGAGAATTCAGGCGCCCGCAGTGATTCACTCCATGCCCGGAATTAAGCGCGTGATGTACGCACACGAGGATTCCGTTTGGACGAACATCCATCACAATCCGACGAACGAAAAAGATTTAGAAAAGATTGAAGACATTTTCACGACGAATTCTTTCGATGAACTTGAATCAAAAGAACATTTAAAATTAGAGGGGGAAAAATAATATGGCTTTTATTGCAGTAGCAATTGGGGGTGGGGCACTCGCAGGTCTTGCTGGTTCGGTTATTGGAGCACATGCGGCCGGAGACGCGGCCCAGGCGCAAACAGATGCCGCAAATCATGCATCTCAACTTCAGTACGATCAATATCAACAACAAAGGACAGACCAAGAGCCATGGAGACAGGCCGGAGTAACTGCTCTATCCGGTCTCGCTAATCCTGATTTTCAAAAGACATTTTCGCAATCTGATTTTCAAAAAGACCCTGGCTACGATTTCAGAATGCAGCAAGGGCAACAAGCAATCGAACGCTCTGCCGCTGCAAACGGTGGACTTCAAAGCGGTGGAACATTAAAGGCACTTACTCAATACGGGCAGAATTTCGCGTCAAACGAATACCAAAATGCGTACAACCGTTTCAACAATGATCAGACGAATCGATTCAACAGGCTCTCTTCAATCGCTGGATTAGGTCAAACCGCAAATACTCAAAACGCAGCTTCCGGTCAAAACTACGCAAACCAAGTGGGTGCAAATATAAATGGTGCAGCACAAGCTCAGGGAGCGGCGGGTATTGCCGGTGCGAATGCATGGAGCAGCGGGCTGAGCGGGCTTTCAAATCTAGGGGTTCAAGGATCTTGGATGAGTCAATGGAATAAAACTCACCCACAAAACGAAGACACCCTGTCCGGTGCAGTAGGAATGTAACAAGTATTTAACAGGAGAGTTTAAAATGGCAATCGATACAAGTTTTTATTCAAATCTTCAGCCCGTTAAAGCGCCCGATGTTTTAGATTCAGCCTCAAAAGCTATGAATCTTTCACAGATGGCGCTTCAAAACCAACAAGCGCAAAGAACATTTGCCGAACAAGATGCCCTAAGACAAGCAATTTCAAAAAATGCAAACCCAGATGGGACTTTGAACAGAGAGGGTGTTTTATCTGATCTCGCAAAGACGAATCCAAATGGGCTCATGACAATGCAGCAACACTTTGCCACTCAAGACAAAGCAGCTTCAGAGGCACAATCTGCAAAAGCAGATGCGCTTGAGAAAGTGCACGCAGCTGCCCTTCCTGGTTTTGAAATGCTGAGACAAAAAGGCGCTGGCGCATATCCAGCCGTTTATCAAAGCTGGAAGCAATCAGGACTTCCGATGCAAAATGTACCGACTCCAGATTCCGATCCAGCAACAATTGGACAATGGTTTTCGACCGCCTACCCTCAAATTAAAAGCTCTGTGGCTGGATTAAATGCACAAAAATCTCAGTCTGAAATTGCAAAAAACAATTCGGAAGTAGCGCAAGCTCCGGCCAAATTGAACGAGGCGCTTCATGGTCGAGGTGCCCCTGAAAAAGTTGTGGGCGATGAATATAACGAAAGAATTAAGCCATACGTTGTTGCTCAAAGCAATATGTCACAAATGAACGAAGCGCTTAAAAATCCTAGTCCATACAGTGATGAGTCGATGCTCATCAACGCTATGAAGATTAAGAATCCAGGCGCTACCGATGTCAACTCGATCGAGCAAATTGCAAACGCACAATCTGCCGGTGACAACCTCAGAAAAGCCGCCACAAAATACTTACAAGGTGGATTTGATCAGTCGACAAGGGAAAATTTATATCGCGACGCTGGTAACACCTTTAATTCCGTTTATAAAACATACCAAGGTGAAAAAGATAGAAGCGGAGCACGCCTAAATAAAATTGGTGTGCCCGATTCTGGACTAATTAACGAACCGGCAATTGAAAACACATACAACGAAATGCAAGGGAATCTTAAAAAGATCGGCCCCTATGTTCCACCATCAGATCGTGGCGGAGTAATGGCCGGACTGACTGGCATAGCAGGAAAAGTTTTCGGCATTGGCGGAAATCAAACAGCAGCCGCCTCCGATTCAGCAGATAAATCAAGTTCAAATTATCGGCCGGTAGGGTCAAGCGTTAGCTCTGATGAGGTCGCTCAATATGCGATGAAGCACAATATGAAGCTTTCAGATGCCCAAACATTTTTGAAAGGACGTGGATATGCCATCGGTAAATGATCTGCCTCCCCCAACATCAGGAATTGAAGACCTTCCACCACCAGTTACTAAAGATGAGTCTCCCAGTTATTTAAAACAGGCCGGAAGAGGGGTCGTCGATTCTTTGCCAATGGTCGGGGGAATGATCGGCGGTTTAGTTGGAACTCCTTTAGATGTTGTCTCTGGTCCGATGGGAACGGTGGGCGGCGCAGTTATTGGCGGAGGTCTTGGAGAATCTGCAAAAAATTTAATCAATGCGTATTTAGATCCAGATCGTGCACCAAAGTCTCTTACAGATGCAGCTAAAGATACGGCTGGCGCGGGAGTTGAACAGGGACTCATGCAGGGAGCTGGAGAGATTGCGGCGCCATATGTATCTAAAGCGATTGGCGCAGCATCTCAGTATGGATCTGATGCCGCAAAATGGGCCGGTAAAAAATTACTGTCTAATGTTGGAGGCGTGAATCCTAGCGTAATTTCTGAGTACCTACAAAACGCCGATCGAATCAACTCGGCTCCAGGCGTTGAGGCATTAAAAGACGTTTCTGATAACTACGTCGGAAAGTTAGCTTCTGACGTTGATGCAAAAAGCAGCGCACTGGACCAAGCAAAGGGCGCATATCAGAATCTTAACGACACCCTGAAGGATCAATACCAGACGGCAAGGTATGACGCTAGAGATGCAGTAACAAATGCAGACCAGGCATTAAAAGACGCTCACGGCTCTAGACTTCAGCAATTATCTGGAGATATCAACGACGCAATCAAGGATCTGAAAACAAGCGTTTATAAAGGATCAGATGATGCATTGGGAGTTCTGGAAAAACATCCTGATGACATTAATATTGATCCAGTAATTTCAAAAATTGACTCAACAATCGCGTCACTTAGAAAATCAAACACTAATCAATCTTTATCTGTAGCGAAGGAATTGGAGGCATATAAATCCAGACTGCCGAACTCTGGCGATTTCGATGGAATAATGAATCAAAGGACCGCAGCGACGATTGATCCAAAGGACGCAAAAAGCCTGATCAAGGGTATTGATAAAATCACCGATTATAATCAGTCGGCCGGTAATTTCGATACCGATAGAAATGCTGCATTTAAGGGCGTTAGATCGGTGTTGGACCAAACCCTAAAAAACTCAGTTCCTGAATACGCTAAGGCAATGGAGCCAGTCGCGGCAGATGCATCACTTTTAGATAATGTGAGCCATTTCGGAGACAAACAAGCGGCGGTAGGATTTCTTAAACGAATAAATGATCCCGGACAGTTTGAAAGCAGGGCCGCACTTGATCAGCTTGGGAAAAAGTACGGGTATGATTTCGTCAACGGAGCGAATCCAGCAAGTCTTCCTGAAAAGGCAATTTTAGATAAAGCGTTGGCGAATCAAGACGCTTTAAGGCCGGACCTGGTGTCTAGTAAAATAGATCAGACGCTCGCAAGCTCTCGCGAAAAAGCAGCACTTGATGGCGCAATTTCAGACCATGCGCAGGCACAGCAAAATCTTGCACCATTAAAGCCACTAGCGCCAAACTCTGCGGGTCAAACAACTGCACAGCAAAAATTAAACCAACTTGGCAAAGGCAAAAACATTGAGCTTGAGGAGATGTTCAACAAGCTTGGCGGCCTAACGAATACGGATTTTAGCCAAGCCATGAAGGATCAAAATACGCTGGCCCAGTTTCAAAAGGGTGCGACTAACGGTTCTAGAAATACTCTCATGGGAAGCCTTGCTGGTTATCTTTTCGGGGGGAAAGAGGGTCTTGTCGCGGGCGGTGCAGCCGGAAGGGTTGTGGATCAATACGGCCCAGCCATGACAAAAAAGGTGTTAGACGCTGCGATAGGTATCTCAAAGAAACCATCCGTTGAGGCTATCTCTCAGCTCGATATTCCGGCCCCATTAAAAAAGCAAATGCTTGTGGGTTATCAAAATTATTTATCACAGAATCCTGCTTCACCAATCTCGCAAGCAATTCCGAAGGTTGCCGGAAATGATTCACCCAACAGACTACCCGCAACAGGCGAAGATAAATGGGCTCAAGACGGAATTTCAAAACTTGGCATTGACCCGTCTCAAGCAAATCAACTCTTAGGATCTAAGGCATCAAAAGCACTTTTGATTGAAGCCTCCGACCTTTCACCGGACAGCAAAAGATTCCAAATGATTAAAAAACAACTCTCTCAAGGAATGGGGTCATAATATGTCAGCAGTCGTAAGTTTAGCGCCTTTTCTCAGACAACAATTACTCGATACTAACGGCAATCCGCTTGCGGGGGGTAAGATTTATACTTATCAGGCGGGCACCACAACTCTTCAGCCAACCTACACCGATTCAACGGGTACGGTCCCTAATTCAAATCCGGTCATCTTGGACGCCGGGGGATCTGCAAGTGTTTGGACCGATACGGCTCTCGCCTATAAGTTCATCGTTAAGGACTCAAACGATAATTATCTTTTTACTAGTGATGGAGTGATCGGGCTTTTAAATAACAATGCGGTCACTACCGCAGCGATTCAGGACAACGCGGC